GCGTTATAAGGGCCTCTTATCGACCATGTGACATTCGAGGCATAAACATAAGTGGGAACTTACAGGGTGGGATAACTTTTTTTGGAGATAGATACAGCCAGGGCGGCATATCAATAATCGATAGCTGCAGAGTAGAGCTTCCGGCCCAAAATAATATTTGGGGCATATCGGCATATTCTAGTTTTGCTATTGGCCATGTTATAGTAAATAATTGCTTAGTGGTTTTTAGCGGGTCCTCCGGCACTCCAACGAAAGCAATAGACATTTATAATGGCAGTACTTCACGTTCTACTGCATCGTTTAACACTGTTGTGGGCAAATTCGATAACACAACACATACAGATTCTAGTTTGGGTATCAATGCTGATTTGGCGGTTAATAATATTGTAAGCATGAGTTTGCCAAGTGATAATGATAAGGTAAGTTTTATTAGTGCGGACACTGCCACAAACAATATTTATGCAGGCTTTAGTTCGCAAACTGTAACAGTTGGCGTAAGAAGAACTTCAAATGATACTAGCGCTTCATTTCATGCCACTGAGCTGTCTTATAAAAGAGATCAATCTTTAGACATGTTTAACGCACCCGACTCACTTTTTAAGTCTATATATGCCGATTGGACTTTAGATTCGGGCTCTCCGGCGCTAGACGCCGGAACGGCCATAAGCTATCTTGGTTTGACGTCTACAGATTTAAGCGGTAACGTTCGCGCTGATCCGCCCGATCTAGGCTCTTTTGAATTTGTAACCACTGTTACGGGTTACGCCAATAAAGTAATTAATGTCGCCGCTGGGAGCTTGGGCAAAGTCTTAGGAGTGGCAAAAGCAAGCATTTCTAAAGTTGTAGGAAAGTAGGAAAACAAAATGAAAAAAGAAGATTTAGATTATATTGTCAAAGTCGAAAAAGCAATTGCTAAGAAATATGGACATGATACAATTGTAAATCCAAAGTCGTTATGGACAAACGAAAAAGAAAAACAATATTTAAAACAAATTAAAGAATTTTATGAAAAAGAATATTCTAGAAAAGAAGATACCGAGAAAGTTGAGAAAGACGGTTTTTTCCTTTCTAAGAATCTAATTACTAAGAAAAGCAAAAGAAAATGTCCTGTATGTGACGTATATTCTTTCAACGGCATAGATGATTTATACATGAATAAATTTCAATGTTGTTGGAAATGCTATATTCAATGGGTAGAACACCGCGAAGAGCGATGGGAAACTGGCTGGAGACCAAATGAAAAAGGAGAAAAAGAATGGCCACCGTATATGAAATTGTTCAAGGCATTAATCAAGCCGCTGCAAATGCCTATGATGGTGCGCATGATGAAAGATTTGTGCGCAAAGGTGAAGATAAAAAAGTCGGATTAAAAAGAGAAGAAGGGTGTCCTATCATTGATTCTCGCGTGATGGACGGCTTTAACGTGAGACTACACGGAGATAAATTAATTCTTTCTTACCACTCGGAAATTTCTTTAAAAGATTTTCACAGCAATGGGTATGAAAATGACGTCGAAGCAACAATTAATGATATTGTTAAATATCTTAAAAAAGAATATAAATCCATAACAGGAGATGCTTTAACCTTAACTGCAGTCGGTGAAACAGATATACATGCTCAGAGTGCATCTAGAGTAAAAACCTGGGTACAGGCAAATAAAACTTTTAAAATTGGAAACATGGGAGAGACTGAAGAAGTTGGAGCACCCTCTGCAGATAGATTAGACAACTCTATAAAAAAGTGGCTAGCGATTGGGAAAGATCAATATCCTGGCGCGAAGAAGCCGGAAAATGTATCAAGAAAAGGTGCATAAAATTGGGAAACAGATTGACCAAAAAAGAGATGATGAAAGAGATCCTCAAGTGCGGCAAGGATCCAGTGTATTTTATAAACAACTACGCAAGAATCTCTCACCCTCTGGAGGGCCTGGTGCCGTTTAAGACTTACGATTATCAATCTGATTTAATCAAGTCCTTCAACGATCATAGGTTTTCAGTTATTCTCAAAGCAAGGCAGCTCGGGATATCAACAATTACAGCAGCCTACGTTGTTTGGATGATGTTGTTCCATAGGGATAAAAACATACTTGTTATGGCCACAAAATATACCACGGCATCGAACCTTGTTAAAAAAGTTAAATCTATGCTCAAAAATCTCCCTGAATGGATTCAAATTGCACAAGTTGAAGTTAACAACAGAAACTCCTTTGAATTAAACAACGGCTCACAGATTAAGGCGTCGTCTACATCTGCAGACGCAGGTCGCTCAGAAGCCTTGTCGCTCTTGGTAATTGATGAGGCCGCACATGTTGAAGGTCTAGAAGAATTGTGGACCGGCCTTTATCCCACGCTTTCAACAGGTGGTCGTTGCATCGCCCTCTCGACGCCAAATGGTGTAGGGAATTGGTTTCATAAAACATATGTCGATGCGCAATCTGGAAAAAGCAACTTTTACCCAATTAGATTATTGTGGGATGTACACCCCGATAGAGACCAAGATTGGTTTGAAAGAGAAACTCAAAACATGTCCCACCGCCAAATCGCCCAGGAGCTAGAGTGCAACTTTAATGCTTCTGGTGAAACAGTAATTCATTCTGATGACATCGCGAGAATCGACAAACAAGTGCAACCACCCAAACATAGAACTGGGTTTGATAGAAATTTTTGGCTCTGGGAAGAATTTAATCCCGAAAACACTTATTTACTTTCTGCAGATGTGGCACGCGGAGATGGCAATGACTATTCAGTATTCCACATTCTTAAATTAGAAACAATGGAGATTATCGGAGAATATCAGGGGAAAGTAACACCAGATATATTTTCTGATATAGTGTTTAATGCGGGGAAAGAATATGGAAATTGTATGATAGTGGTTGAAAACAACACAGTTGGATTTTCTGTCTTGGAAAAACTCAAAGAAAACAATTACCCAAATGTATATCACTCAATTAAATCAAGCCATGAATACGTTGATCAATTAACTGCTGAGAGCAGAAATGGCACAGTCGCCGGATTTACAACCTCTCTCAAGACTCGCCCTCTTTTAGTTGCTAAGTTTGAAGAGTTTGTTAGAAACAAAATGTTAACAATTTATTCCTCCAGATTAAGGGCCGAATTGGACACTTTCATATGGAACAATGGAAGACCGGAGGCGCAAAGGGGCTATAATGATGATTTGGTCATGGCCATCGCAATTGGATGCTGGGTGAGAGATACAGCAATTGTTGAAAATCAAAGAGATTCTGAGTATAAAAAAGCAATGCTAGGTGCTATAATAAAGAGTAATTCTGTTTTGGATACGTCCATTCCGGGAATGGCACAAAACCGCAAAGATTATACCAAAAAAGCAAATGAATGGAAACAAAATTTGTGGCTGATAAAAGGATAAAAAATGGCAGGCAAAAAAAACAATAACCCAAAAGATTCATCATGGCCTTTATTTAAGAAATTAACAAGATTATTTTCTGGCCCAATTATAAATTATCGTTCCCAAAGCACACGAGCGCTTTCGCGCCGGCGCTTGGACAAATATAGTTCAAGATTTAAAGATGTTGCAGGGCAGAACTTTCAACGATTGTCATATAATCCATTCGACAATCTTTCAGCCAATATTATGTCGCAGCAGAATAGAACGCAGCGATATGTAGACTTTGATCAAATGGAATATACACCCGAGATCGCTTCAGCTTTAGATATTTATGCCGATGAGATGACAACATCTAATAATATAAAAAGAATGATGGAGATTAAATGTCGGAATGAAGAAATTAAAGGCATATTAGATACACTATATTATAATGTCCTAAATCTTGAATTTAATTTATTTGGCTGGGCACGGACGATGTGTAAATATGGGGACTTTTTTCTATATTTAGATTTGAATCCTGAAGTTGGCATTGTTAACGCGATAGGTCTTCCAACGTCCGAGGTCGAGAGGTTGGAGGGCGAAGATAAAACCAATCCAAATTATGTACAATATCAATGGAACACTGGCGGCTTAACTTTTGAAAACTGGCAAATGGGACACTTTCGGATTTTAGGAAATGATAAATATGCACCCTATGGTACCTCTGTCTTGGAGCCGGCCAGGAGAATTTGGAGACAATTAACACTTCTGGAAGACGCAATGATGGCCTATCGCATCGTTCGCTCACCAGAAAGAAGAGTTTTCTATGTTGATGTTGGGAACATTAGCCCAGCCGACGTTGAGCAATATATGCAAAAAGTTATCACTTCAATGAAGAGAAATCAAATCATTGATCCGGACACTGGACGCGTCGACCTTCGCTACAATCCAATGAGTGTCGATGAGGATTATTTCATCCCAGTCCGCGGAGGCGCCAAAACAGAAGTTCAATCTTTGCCCGGTGGAACTTATACTGGCGACATTGATGACGTTAAATATTTGCGAGATAAACTATTTTCAGCATTAAAAGTGCCTCAATCTTATCTCGCTCGCGGAGAGGGCGGAGAAGAAGATAAAACAACATTAGCACAAAAAGACATTCGTTTTGCAAGGACAGTTCAAAGGTTGCAGAGATCTATCATTTCAGAACTTGAAAAAATTGGTGTTGTTCACCTCTACACACTGGGGTTTAGAGGGGATGATTTAGTTTCATTTAAACTATCATTAAACAACCCTTCCCAACTAGCTGAAATGCAAGAACTTGAACACTGGAGAATGAAATTTGATACGGCTGGTGCCGCAACGGAAGGCTTCTTTAGCAAGCGATGGGTTTGGGAGAAGATTCTGGGAGTTTCAGATGAAGAAGCTATTCGCATTCAAAGAGAAATGTTCTTCGATGCTAAATTTGCACAGGCCATAGAAACGGTGGGAGAGGCGTTTATGGCTCAAATGGCAGGAGCCGCACAAGCCGGCGGAGCAGAAATGGGATTGGGCGGCCCGGGCGAATTACCACCAGGAGAAGAGCCAATGCCAGAAGCTGAAGCGGGCGCAGAAGGCGCAGAAGAAACTCCGGAAGAGGAAAAGGCAGAAGGCGAAGAAGAGGGTGGCGAAGAGGGTGAAGAAAGCGCACTTGCAATTACACCGCCCGGAAAGAGGGACGAAGATTGGTATAAAAGTGAGAAAAAAGACGCATTTGGTAGGCCAAAGTCGACAACAACTTCAAAATCTAAAGGAAAATGGTACAATCCTGTAACTTACGACAAAAGAGATATGGGCGCCAGAAGAAGACACTATAAAGGACAATGGGCGTCTGAAGTTGGCAGCGCCGCTCAGAGAAATTTACATAAAGGTTATTTAGAATTGTCTGGCTTGGGAAAAAATGCGATTTATGAAGGAGAAAACACTATTTATGATAATGAAGAACAAAAACTTTTAGAATTCAACAAGCAAATAGAAGATCTAATAAAAGGAATGGAGTCCACTGATGCGCCAGAGACACAATAAAAAGAGAAATACAGCTTTCTTGTATGAAATATTAGTTCGCGAAGCAGCGAAGACTGTTATGAGCAAGGATTTTAAAAGAAAAGCTCAAATTATCTCCCTCATGAGAGAACACTTCAGCCAAAGCACTGAACTTGCAAAAGAAATGGAATTATACAAGACATTACATCGGTCCAAAGGCATGGATCCATATACTGGTGAGAAATTAATTCAAGAAGTTAAAAAAGAACATGAGAAGCTTGACAAAGATAAAATATTCTTTGAGCAGAGCGCGCTCATATCGAAAATAAATAAAACTCTGTCAAAAAAAGTATTTTCTAATTTTGTTCCTAACTACAAGAGCTTCGCAACAATATCACAGATCTTCAACGCAGATGTTTCGGCGAAAAATCGAGTTTTATTAGAAACAAAAGTTCTTAAAAGGATTGTCAACGAAGAGAGGAAAGAAGAGACAAAAGTAAAGCCGATATCAAAGCTGGCATTTAATGTTTTTGTTAAAAAGTTTAATAAAACTTACGGGGAAGGCTTACTAAAAGAGCAGAAAGACCTTTTAAATAATTATATTATGTCCTTTTCCGACAACGGGCTGGGTCTGAAAGTTTTTCTCACAAAAGAAATTGACAGACTCAGAGAGGGAATACAGAAATCACTAGATATGAAAGAGATTAAATCAGACTCTGAAATGTCAGACAAAACCAAATATGTCTTAACACTTATTGAAGGGTTTAAAAATAAGCCGCTCGACAAAGACATGGTTAATCAAATATTAAAAATACAAAATTTAGTAAAAGAGATTCAAGACTAATGGCAGATATTACAGTAACCATCGGAAAAGAGGAAGAAGCTCCACTAGGCATGGCCGGCCTGAAATCACCAGAAGAACAAAAGCCAGAACCACAAGCTCAGATTAGTTTACAAATTCGCAAAACATTAGACGGGAGCTTTGCGATCAATGATCACCCGGATATTGATATTGTTCTTATGCCACACATGTTAAAAATTGTTACATTCCCAAAAGAAGAACATGGAGATCACATATATGCGGCCCAATCCAGACTTTTTGATTTTCTAAATAAAAAAGGAGTGATCGTGCTGGACTCAGTAACTGGCGGAAATTTATATGGTTCTCTAGAGGCGAACTTACCGCCTCCGTTTGATGAGGAAATAGATCCAATTGAGATTGCACTATATGTAATATCAAACTTTATTGATGAAGAGTTACCTCATTACAGCAGGGAAAAGAAATATGAAGACGAATTAGATAAATGGCTCCTTGAACCAGACGATGAAGAATCTACTGATTTGGATTGGGCAGTTAAAACACATCAGCCAAGAAAAGGTGTGCAAAATAGATGGCCGGGGAGCACCGCTGCTTACGGCTTAACAGGAATGTATAGGGCTTAAAGGGGAGACAATAATTATGAAAGTAACAAAATCAAAACTTAAACAAATCATCAAGGAAGAATTGGAAGCCATGAGGGAGGAAAAAATAGAATCGATTCCAGGCGATCTAAAATCGTTATTGTCGTCGCAGGCATTCGACCTTCTCCAATCGATTGCTCCTTTTTTACCTCCCGTGGCAGGCACAATAGCAAGGGCATCTGATGCCCCAACGATTGTTCGGTTGCCACCACCCGCCGCGGCGCCCTATGCGGCAATGTCGATTTCCGACCTTACAGATCTTCTGGACGATATAGTTGCAGCTTCACGCGAGCGCGCCGAGGATGCACGTCAATAGAAAAGTCAATAAAGGTATTAAATGACAATAACTAAATCAAATTTAAAAACACGACCTACCAAAATTTCGCCCCGGGAATTTTTTCCAGATTTTAAAACCAAAGAGGAAGCATGGATCTAATATATTTTATT